TTTTAAAGACTTTTTTGGATTTCTCATTTTTGGACATTTATTTTTGTCCATTTTTTCAAAAAACAAAAAACTCTTTGAAATTTGAATATTTTAAACATTTTACTTTAAAATAAAATATTATTCATACTTAGTGAAAACGTAATAAATAAGTAATAATAATATTATATATTATGAAAATACTAAGCATTGATGTTGGAATTAAAAATTTAGCATTTTGTCTTTTTGAAAAAGAAATAAATTCTCAGCATTTTAAAGTAATTCAATGGGGTATTGTTAATTTATCAGAAGAAGAAACTTTTAATTGTATGTTTATTGAAAAAAATATTTTATGTAATAAACCAGCTAAATTCAAAAAGGATAATCAGTGCTATTGTTTGAAACATTCTAAAAAACAACAACATTTAATACCATCGCCTCAACAAAAACTATCGTTTATTAATAAACAAAAATTAACTAATTTATATGAAATTGCCGATTCTCATAGTGTTAAATATGAACCAAAAATTAAAAAAACCGAATTAGTTAAATTAATTAGTGAATATATACAAAATACATATTTTCAAACAATTGAAAGCAAAAAAGCCAATGAAGTTAATCTTTTTGATATAGGGGTTAATATTAAAAACAAATTTAATGAACTATTTATTAAAGAGGACAAAATAGATTATGTTATTATTGAAAATCAAATTGGACCATTAGCTATTAGAATGAAAACTGTACAAGGAATGATTGTGCAATATTTTATTATGTCAAATTTTAATGTACAACATATTGAATTTATATCTGCTTCAAATAAACTTAAGGATTGTGATCTTAAAGATAAAGCAAATTATACGGATAGAAAAAAATTAGGAATAGCAAAATCTTTAGGAATTTTAACAAACGATTTTAGATTTAATGAACACATTAATTATTTTAATACTCATAAAAAAAAGGATGATTTATCTGATTCTTTTTTACAAGGTTTATGGTTCATTAATAATAAACAATTATAACGTTCAATACTGTTTTTTATTTATTTAACTAAATTGATTTAAATAAATATATTCTAATTCGTAATACTTAAAATTAAATGTTCTATTTAATCAATAAATATGTCTGATTTAATGGAACTTACAGAACTGGATTTTACAGATAATGATTTTGGAAATCAAAATAAAACCACTAATTTTGGAGGAGGTTTAGAGCTTTTAATGAACGACAAAGTTAGAGATAAAAATAGACCTACAAGTGATATTGACCTTGAAGATTTAAGTAGACTTGAAAATGAATTGAATGATTTAGTTGATGATTCACCTTCATCTGGGTTCTCACATAAATCCGACCTATTTGAAAAACAAAATGTTTCTTTTGAACAATCACATTCTATTAATTTAAATAATTTTGGCAATGATGAACCTAACAGAAATTTAGGAAAGGATACATCAGATACTGATAATAATAATAATAATAAAACTTGGGATGGATATGGCAAATTTAATAATATTCCGTTAAATCCTGATAAAGTTTTACCTTCTGAACCTAAATTATCAAGGGAAGAAATGTTGCGAGACAAATTTAAGTATTTAAGAAAGTTGGAAGCTTTAGAAAAAAAGGGCGTTGAGCTATCTAAAAAATATTCAATGGAGTCTTCTCTACAAGAAATGATGGGGGAATATGAAACCATTATGGATGAAAAATCTAAGCGTAATGCTGTTAAATTTCAAGGAAATATGCTTATGGCAGTAATTAATGGCATTGAATTTTTAAATAATAAGTTTGACCCATTTGATATTAAATTAGACGGATGGTCTGAACAAATTCAAGAAAATCTTACTGATTATGATGACATATTTGGAGAACTTCATGAAAAATATAAAAGTAAAGCCTCTATGGCACCTGAACTTAAATTATTATTTCAGCTTGGAGGTAGTGCAATGATGGTTCATATGACTAATACGATGTTTAAATCTGCTATGCCGGGAATGGATGACATTTTTCGTCAAAATCCTGATTTAATGCGTTCTTTCCAAAATGCAGCAGTTAATTCAATGGCGCAAACTAATCCTGGATTTTCTGGATTTATGTCAAATGTCATGGAACCTACCAACGGAAATTTTGGAGAAAATAGAGGAAGGGGACCTCCTCCACCTCTCGCTACACAGGGACCTAATTCTATTCCTCCACCTAATGGAAGACCTGGAAATAATAATTTTGCTAGACCCGATTTAAACCTTAGTAGAAGTAATTATGATGATGGAATTAATCTTAGAGAAAATTTTGAAAGACCCGACCTTCAAGATAGAACAACTAAAAGACAACAACCTACCCGACCTGAAATGAAAGGACCAAGTGATATTAGTGACATTCTATCTGGTCTTAAAACTAAAACTATTAATATTCAAGAACCACTTACTAATTCAAATAATGATAATAGCACTATTAGTTTGAATGATCTTAAAGAATTACAATCTGAAGGTAATATGCCTAAAAGAAGCGGTAGAAGAAAAAAATCTGCTAGCAATACAGTTAGTTTAGATATTTAATAACAAAATTATTTTAATTAAAATAAAATATTATTTATGTTAATTCAATATAAATAATAATACTATAACTAATTAATAATGAAGAAAAAAACTAATGATAAACCTAATTTTTCTATGACACAATGTACAAAAACAGGAATTAAAATTAAAAATACAGATAATGATTATAAAGACGACCCTTTTGCTGGAATAGACCCCTTTAAAAATCGACAGCGTCAAGTTGAAAGAGATTATATTAATTATAACAATAATCAATATGAAACGATCGATTTAAATATTGAAAATTATTCTAGAGAAGAACTTTATAAACTATTTGGCTTTAGAACAACGGCCATTTTAAGTGAAGATAATATGAAAGAGGCTAAGAAAGTTGTATTAAAAACTCATCCTGATAAATCCCGACTTGATAATAAGTATTTTATATTTTTTGGGAAAGCTTATAAACGTTTGTTGGATATTTATGAATTTCAAAATAAAACTAATTCTAAAAAAAATACTAATTCTTCATATCATGAAGGAGACGAATATACCGATTCCGGCAATTCTCAAGTTTTAGATAAAATGTTTGACATGAAAAAAGATCTAAAAGACACTAATAATTTTAATAAATGGTTTAATGATCAATTTGATAAACATCGTTTAGAAGACCCTGTAGAACACGGATATGGTAATTGGCTAAAATCTGATGAAGATATTATATTTACACCTCAAAATATTAATAAAGATTCTATGGCTAAACATATAGAAAAAAGAAAAAAAGAAATTCAAACTTTAACACCATATAAGGGAGTCGGAGACGCTGTTTTACATTCATCTGCAGGAGGAACTTCACTTATGGAATATAATAGTAATTTTACTTCAGGTTCATTATTCAATAGTGGCGGAGTTGGTTTCACTGATTTAAGGCAAGCTTATGCTGAATCTGTTATTCCAGTTACAGAAGATGATTTTAATAAAGTTCAAAAATTTAAAAATATTAATGATTATAAACGTCATAGAGATACTATTGATGTTACACCATTAAATAAAGAAGATGCTATGCATCAAATATTAAGTCAAGATAGAGATAGAAATGAAGAATCAGCTGCGTTAGCATTTTATTATGCACAACAATCTGAAAAAGCTAAAAAAAATGATTCTAACTTTTGGTCTGGACTTAAGCAATTAACTAATAAGTAACTTATATTCGTCTAAATTATTATAAAATACTAATATATTTTTTTCCAATTTACTTAAACATTATTTTGTAAATATAATCAAAATATGTATTTCCATTTTTCTATGGGAGCAATAAATAAATTAACAAATAAATATGAATATCCTAAAATCGCTACAAGAGGAATAAATAAATATAAATGTCCTTGTTGTGAAAAAGATGTGATTTTTAAAAATGGAAAAATTTTAAGACCACACTTCGCTCATTATAAATCAGATAATCCTTGTTATTATTATGATAAACCAAGTGAAACGCAAATTCATAAAGACGCAAAATTGTTAATGAAATCATTATTAGACAATAAAACAAATATTTCTATCCATAGA